TGGGGAACTCCTACCACACGAGGTATCTATGAGCCAATTCTTTGCAACCTTCTCCAACTTTGTTGCCTTTGGCCAACGTGCTAGTGTGGATCTTCGGATCCATATTCGCAGGATGGTCACAGCAAAAGTCGTAATGACCTTTTCTGTCTCGGCAATTATCGATAACAGCTTATTGCTGAACTCGAACTTTGTAGAAAAGTCGCATGAATTGCTCCTAGAGCTTCGTGCGCAGTTGAGGAGCGAAATTGGTCGCCTAGAACTTGTCATGAGTGATACTGCTTTGCAGCAGGATTCATTACTTCAAGTTCAAGAACGACTCAATGTCACGTCTCAACTTTGTGAGCATGTTAATCTGATGGTGCACAATGTCGATGTTAATTCGGATGGTGTAAGCGAAAGCTTCTACTATACGATATCGGAGATATTTTGCGCCAACAGGTTAATGTTCACGGATATAAAGAATCAGTAATGATTCTTCATTATCGTAGGTGTTCCCTTACTTTGGGAATTTCTTAGCGCTTGAAATGCGCTGTCATGCGCCCTTTTCGGGTGCTGACCTTTCCCTGGTGTTACCAGGCTGCTGGTGGTCATGGATCAAAAGATCCAAAACCACTGACGGTAAACTCTTAAGAGGCATAGAATGTCTAGTCCCGCGAACGAAAGCGTTTTTATTAACCAATTAGGCCAATGGCACTACTATTCATATAGTGGAGGCACTTGGACTAATCTTTCGTCTTTAGGGAACATGCAAACTTTGTCTCGTCAAAGAGTTATCGTCTCGACCGATACTCCTAACTTTAAAAATATTAGGAAACGCTCTCTGCCGATTAACAGCTACTCGAAAGATGTAACTGTTATATCTGATCCAATCACCGAATGGGTGATAGATGCAAGAGCTAACCCAATAGTTTCACCGGATGCGTCTCATACACAGAATGTGTATTTGGCTAACACTCAGTGGATCACGGAAAGGAATCTCGGTTATGTCGACACTGTCGGTGACTTAACCTCAAAAGTCACGCTGAAGCTTTTGAACTCGCTTAGCGAGGGTAAAACCTCAACACTCGTTTCATTAGCCGAGGCAAACAAGACGGCAGATTTAGTGACGAAAACCGCCACTAAAATCTTCGCTGCTTATAAAGCTGCGAGGAAAGGCGACTTTAGAGGATTCACAACGACTCTCGGAATCACTGGAACTCCTTCGAAGAAGAAGTCTTTTGATCGCCGATTCTATAAGGCCACTGGTGGCCCTAGAGACTCTCGTGAACAACGCTTAGCGTCATTCGCGAGTGAGTCGATGTTGGAATTCTCATACGGATGGAGGCCTCTTCTAAATGATATTTATTCCCACGCGCAAGCGTTGGCTGAACTTCAAATAGATAGGCAGAACGTTACCCGTTTTGTCAAAGCTCGAGTTCACGATGTCAAGACGACTCACGTCGTCGAGACGCCTCATAACTCGAACCCCGTTAAAGTCACTACCGACCGTACGGTCGAAAAGTGGCTTGAAATAGGGGTTAGCTATAGGCTTCAAGGACAGTCCCTCAACGCCTTTATTCAACTAGGCATTGATAATCCACTTTTAGTGGACTGGGAGTTGGTTCCTTTTACGTTTGTCGCAGATTGGTTTTTGCCAGTTGGTAACTTCTTAACTAGCCTCACGGCTAGCAACGGACTTATATTTGTTAAAGGATATAAGTCTCATAGAATGCACCACTTGCAAACGATCAGTTTTTCCGACTACAATTGGTCCGTTATCGGAGGGAGGATCTATCAAGCGGTATCCGGAAGTGGGACAGCACGTAGGGAAGACTTCGAATTTCATCGAAGTATTCTTACGGACTTTCCTTCTCCCCGAGTACCCGCTTTTAAAGATCCTCGCAACAGTGACGATTACGGCATTGTAAAAGCCGTGAACGCCATTGCATTGTTGCAAAGTCTCTTTTTGGGAGGAAAATCGAGAGATAATCTTCGCATTTAGAGCGCGTCGCACGATTCCGTGTGGCGTAACTTTTTAGGAAAAACGTAATGGCTGCCAAAGGCAACATCACTCTCACTGACGCAGCGGGAACGCCCGTCAACCGTGTTTACTATGCTACTCAAAGCCTAGCGGCAAACGTACTGGCCTGGATTGACCGCACTCAAGCGGTTCTTCTTGGTCAGAATCGTTTGACGCTTTCGCAGCGAGTAGCTAGTAAGCAAGCCAGGAGCAATAAACTCTCCTGGAAGCTCGAATGTCCCGTCCTCGAGCAGACAGCAGCGTACGGTCCCTACAGCTTGGCGTATACCAATATCGGTGTAATCGAGCTGGTCCTCCACGAACGTGCGTCCCAACAGGAACGCAAGGACGTTTTGGCCCAGCTTCGCGATCTCATCGACGAGGCAATCGTCACGAGTCAGGTTCACGACCTCGACTTCATCTACTAATTAGTTGATGATGTTGTTCCTTTATCGGATAACTTTTTAAAGGATGTTCATGCATAAGTATGAGCTTACACAGAGGTTGAACCCTGTTTCTCGTTCGCTGTCGGAAACGACAATGCAGTCTGTAGCCTCAGATATCTTCGAGACTATTGACACCCCAAGATCATTAGCTGCTTATCTCTTGTTAAAAAACAAGGAATATGAGCAGTTAGTTTCCCTGGAAGTCAATCCGGATAACTATCGGAACGCTCACGCGTTTGCGGATGATTATCTCGTTTCAAAATTTCTCTCTAAGTACCCAGATTTTCGTCATGAAAATCTTCGTCCTAAAGAGAAAGCAATGGAATCGTTTCTCGAGTTTGAGGCAGCGTGTTTAGCGACAAATCAAAAGTTCAGAGTACTTCGACTGGACCCATACCTATGGGACCCGCAGATGGCAGTCATTTTCAGACTTGCTAAGCGTAAAATTAGTTCTGTACTTCGAGCTCCAGATTTGGATCGCATATCACGCGGTTTTGGATGGGGCCCTGGTGCAACTTCTGTTGCAAAAGGGCATCATACATCAGCCTACGTCAAGTTCGCTCAGCGACTTGACGTTACGAGTGATTCTCTCGTGATGGGGATGTGCTGTGTAAACAGCACGCCCTCCTGGGTGAATTGTCAGTTACAAACTGACGAATTCCCTAGCGTTAATGTATCGCTTACTAGCAACGCATTTAACGTGGTCAGAGGAAACGAGATCGTGTTCGTGCCAAAGAACGCGAAAATAGACCGAATAATTGCAAAAGAACCTCATGTAAATTCATATTTACAGAAAGGTTTCGGATGCGAAATACGTCGTCTATTACGCGTATACGCTGACGTCGATCTGAAAGATCAGACGTATAACCAGCGTTTAGCCAAAGCCGGTTCCCTTCACGGGGATTTAGCCACAATTGATTTGAGAGGAGCTAGTGATACAATTTCGCAAGAACTTGTCCGCTATCTTCTTCCAAATTCATGGTACGGCCTTTTAGACCAAATCAGAAGCAAACATGGTTTCCTCCGTGAGGATGGATCCTGGCTTTGCTACCAGAAGTTCTCCTCAATGGGGAATGCCTGCACTTTCGAACTTGAAAGTCTGATATTCTGGGCACTTTGCAAATCGTGCCTGGAAGTTAACGGTCTAGAGCACTCGATACTCAACGTCTACGGAGATGACATTGTCATCCCTGTAAGCGCGTATCCTGCTGTGGTGAAGGTTCTCAATTTCGCGGGATTCATTGTGAACGAGAAGAAGAGTTTCTCTTCTGGTCGTTTTCGAGAGTCCTGCGGGAAAGATTACTTCGATGGCATTGATGTCAGACCCATCTTTCTAAAAGAAAGTGTCTCTAATGCGGAAAGCCTTTTCAAATTGGCTAACAGTATCAGGCGCTATAGTCACAGCCGTAACTTTAATTATGGTTGCGATATTCGCTTTCACGCTGCTTGGCTACGTCTTTGTGAACACATACCTGACGTTTTCCGCAATCTAAAGATTGCAGAGAATTTCGGCGACTGTGGTCTCGTGTCGAATTTCGACGAGGCGTGTCCTTCTCGTCCCCAAAAGGGATGGGAAGGATTCTTATTTAAAGGGCTTATCCGCTTACCTGTTAAACAGGTAATGAGAGATGAACATGCGGGTTATACCGCATTGTTATCGGTCACTGGCAATGGTTCGGATGTAGATCTTGCGCACAAATTAAACAAGTCCTTTTGGACTCGTTTAACTTTTCCCCATGACTCCTTGAGAGATCATGAGGATTTTGTGCGTAGATTCGTGTCTGAACAATTGCCTCTTCTGGGTCATCACGACCTGAGGAAAATGACATATCCCAAGATAACACGAATTCATACTAAAAGCTGGTATGACTTCGGGCCTTGGCAATAACTAAGGCCTTCTATGCGGATTGAAAACCGCATTTTCTCAGCGTTAAACTGAG